GTCGTACCACCAAAGCGGGAAAGCCGTTGATGTTATTCCATACATTAAAGGGAAAAACGTTTATTCGTTGCCAAATGAAGAACAAGAAATATTGTTCGGTAAAGTTGCGGTTTGTATGTTAGAAGCGGCGGCAATGGAAGGAGTTAAGTTAAATTGGGGCGGAAACTGGAAAGGTTGGTTGGATCGTCCACATTTTGAGATAAGATGAACAGAATAAAACAATTATTCGGGATGGTTCCGAAAGGTTTAAAACTAGATACAATAGTTGATTCGGTAACAACTAACGCGAAACAAAGGAAGTTCGCAAAAATAGCTGTTCGAATCATTCAAATTGGCGTTTCCGTGTATTTATTACAAAAAGGATTAATAGACGATGAAAGCGCGATAAATATTATTAAAGGAGAATAAAGATTCTAGAACCTTGATCTAGGGGTTTAGTTGTGTTTTGAGGTTGGCTTTAATTAGTCAACCTTTTTTTTTGCTTTTTTACTGAATATTTTTGTTCAGCAAGTTATTTTAACATATCTTAGCGGTACATTAAAACACAACGAAATGAGGTACGACTATTTAAGGGAAAAAAAGGTTTTGGAATACGCATCAAAAATAAGAAACAATGAACACGTTTCAAGATTCGCTGTTTATCCTTACCGTTTTGAATTACGCGAAGAATTAAAAGACGATGAAAACGCGTCGCATTATTTAGAATCATTAATCGAATCCGCTTTGGAATCACTTTAAACACAATTATAAAAAATGGGAAATCAAGCTTTACTTAACGAAATCGAAAAAAGAGCGCAAGAAATGGAAAAATACAATTACCATAATCCGCGCAGAATGGCAACGATCAGTTTATTAGAGGAAATCGCAAACTCGGTGGACTTTATGCAAAAACAAGTTGGACACGCTTACAAGTCAATCGAATGGTACAACAACCAATTCGGAATGAGAGCCACAACAAAAGAGCGTTATGATATTTGGAAAATCAAAAAAGCCGCATTAACACGATTACAAAACAGATACAAAAAAACATTGGAAATTTTAATTAAAACAGTATGAAAAAAGAACTAAAACAAATCGCGTTCCCGGATTCGCTTGATTCCGTAGCGCACCAAATGAGAACACACGCAACCGCATTCCATAGGGCGGTTCGTACCGAATCAATGAAGTTCAAAGAGTTTAAAAAGTTTTGTGATAAATGCGACGCAAGGATTGTGGTTCGTAAAGCTGACGGATCGGAAATAAAATTCTAACTTCTAATTATTAATTTAAAAACACAACGAATTATGTCAAAAACACATTGGAAAAACAATTTTGATTACCAGTATTTAGGCGGGTATTCAATCGAGGGCGACGACCTTGAATTAACAATCGTCGAAGTGAAAAACGAGGAAGTCGAAGGACAAAAAGGACAAAAGGAAACTTGTATGGTTCTTTACTTTGAAGAAGTAGACAAAGGAATGATTTGTAACAAGACAAACGCCAAAATGATTCAATCCCTTTATGGGTCGCCATACATCGAGGATTGGATAGGTAAAAAAATCATTTTAGGAACGGAACCAGTTACGGCGTTCGGTGAAACGACAGACGCGTTAAGAATTAGAGCGTATAAACCAAAAGTTCAAATTGATCCGACCGAAGCAATCGAGAAATTAAAGGGGGCGTTGGATATGGGCGACCTTCAAACAATTTGGAAGTCACTTTCAAAAGACGAGCAAAACAATAAAGAAGTAATAACCACAAAAAACACAATGAAAAATGAACTTAGTTAAGGATTTAGAACAAAGAACGGACGAATGGAAAGCAATTCGTAAAGGATCAATCGGTGGAACACGTGTTAAAAGCGTGTTCGCAAAAAATAACCTTCCATTAATTGACGAACTAATTGCAGAAAGACATTCGGACACGATAGAAGAAAATTTCGTAAACGATGCGATGCAAAGAGGAATCGATTTGGAACCAGTTGCAATTGCGGAATTTATGGAAAGAACCGATTTATTTGTTGATACGTTCGGCCTGGTAACAAACGATAAATTCAAAGGTTGCCATTTATCGCCTGACGGTTTAATTTTAGACGGTGCGGAGATTCCAATGGCGGGGGTTGAGGTTAAATGTCCATCGACAAAAAAACACGTTGAATACATTCGAACGAATAGAGTCCCGGCGGAATACAAAAAACAAGTTTTTCATTACTTCGCATTAGTTGAAACAATTGAAACGATGTATTTTGTTTCTTACGATCCACGATTCGAAATCAGACCGATTCACATCGTAACGATTCACCGCGAAGATATTATCGACGACCTAAAAGAATACGAGGAGGGGTTGACGAAATTTATCGCGAAACTAGAAAAAGAGGAAGCGAAAATAATCGATACTTTTTAAAATTGCCTAACCAAACCAAAATCCAACTTTCATTGTTCCCGCGTTACGTTTGCGACGTATGCGGGTGCAAGTTGGATCACAACGGAACGACTTGCGAGAAACACGCAAAACAATGGATTGAATCATTAACAGAAAACACAACGAAAAATGTTAAACAAAAAACTAATTTGGAGAGCGGCGGCTAATTTTAAAGACGATTTGTTCACGATTACCGACTTAATCAAGGAAATAGAAAAGGAGCAAGCCGTCTATTTCAACTCCGATCACAAAATAATCTATAAATGCGACGATATTATAAACGTGGTGACAACCGCTTCGAAACTTAATCGATCCGTTTTAATGGCTAGATCAAGACGACGCGATATTGTTAAAGCTCGTCAAATCGCTATGTATTTAATGGGGGAATACACAAATTTCACATTAAAAAATATCGCACGTTTGTTTGACAGGGACCACGCGACGGTGTTACACGCTAAAAAAGTGGTTGAATCAGCTCTAAGCGGTTTTGATCCTATTTTGAAGGCGCAAGTTGAACAAACTGAAAAAATGCTTAAAATCGACGGAAAACACGAAATTTTAACATGTCGTACGCCGGGTTGTGGCGGCAAAATCTTCCGAAAAGGATTATGCCAAAAACATTATCGAATCTCTTTAAAAGGCGATACGGCGGAATAAATACGTTTACTTTATGCTCTTTTTTCTTTTATTTATTATTTATTTACTTTTCTTTAGTTTACTATGCCTAAAACAGAAAAATAAGTAATAAAATAAGATAAAAGAGTAATAAATAAAGGGATTTGGGACTGGGCGGAGTTAATAATTTAATCCGCTAATTACAGCCCATTTAAAGAAAATCCCTATTTTAGCCGCCCACAACTTTAAAAAACACAGCATAAAATGAAGGAAACACATATAACAGTTTATAAATCCCTTTTTAATCCGAAACTGGGGGACTTTTGCGTCAGCCTTGAAAAAATACTTGGAAGGATTAAAAACGGATCGTCAAAGGCTTTACTGGAGCAAATCCGAAACGAATCCGACAAGGAAAAACGAAACGAATTAAAAAAGTCGTTGCCGTGTATTTTATTCGCGGGAACCTTTTCAGCGCGTAAGGATGATTCACTTTTAAAATCGTCCGGGATTTGTTCTTTGGATTTCGATGATTTCAAAGACGATAATACGTTCAAAGAATGGCGTAAAAGATTAGAGTCGGACGAATATGTTTTATCCGTTTTTACATCGCCAAGTGGGAACGGATTAAAAGCGTTAGTTAAAATCCCGGAATGCGACAAGGAGGAATATAAGCTTTATTTCAAAGGACTTGAAAAACATTTCGAATCGGAATATTTCGATAAATCTTGTAAAAACATTTCCCGCGCTTGTTTCGAGTCATACGATCCGACTATTTACATTAATTACGATTCAACTCTTTTCGTAAACAAATCGGAGGAAGAAGGGTATCAATACACCGAACGTGAACCACAAATCGTTTTAACGCAATCAAGCGAAATTATATCGCGCCTTTTAAAATGGTGGAACGATAACTTTGGATTAATCGAGGGTGAACGAAACAATAATTTATTTGTTCTTGCTTCCGCTTTTAACGATTACGGAATCGACCAACTTGTTGCGGAATCGACTATTTTATCTCAAATCGTAATGGGTTCAATGGCTGAATCCGAAGTAACGAATTTGATTAAATCAGCTTATAGAAATATAGCCAGTCACGGAAGTAAATATTTTGAGGACCGCCAAACATACAAACAAATCGAAACGCAATTGCATAAAGGCGTACCAATCGAAAAGATTAAAGACGCAATTCCACAAGCGGATCAAGAGGTTATCGAATCGATTAAAAACAACTCAAAAGAGATCGTATTTTGGTATGAAATCGAATCAAAGTCAGGAAGTCGAATCGTTATCGATAACGTTCAATTCAAATTGTTTTTGGAAAAGAAAGGATTCTATAAATTTTACAATGATGATAAATCGGAAGTCCCTTTGTTTATCAATATTGAAGAAAACATCGTCCGAGCATCATCCGCAACCAAAATAAAAGATTTTGTTTTGAATTACCTTTACGACAAATCGGAATTGGATATTTGGAACGTTCTCGCATCGTCAACGAAATATTTTAGTGACGCATACTTATCGTTCTTGGATTCAATCGAGTTGAAAATGATGTCCGACACAAAAGACATCGTTTATTTATACTTTCAAAATGGAGTTGTTGAGGTAAAAGATAGCGGAACAAAATTGATTGATTACATAGATTTAGACGGTTATTTATGGAACGATCAAATTATTAAACGAAACTACGTCGAAACCGAATCGGATGAAAACGATTTTAAACAATTTATCCATCGCGTTTGTGGTGACGATTTGAACCGAGTTAAAACAATGGAAACAACACTTGGTTATTTAATGAGTTCGTTCAAATCTAAAACCGACCAAAAATCAATCATTTTCAATGACCAGGAGATAAGCGACGGAAACCCGAACGGAGGAAGTGGAAAAAGTTTATTATTAACCGCGTTAGGGCAATTCAAAAAAACCGTAACAATCGACGGGAAATCGTTTGATCCGTCCAAAGGCGATTTTATTTATCAGCGTGTTGGACTTGATACTCAAATCCTAGCGTTCGACGATGTTAAAAAGAAATTCAACTTTGAAGCGTTGTTTTCGATTATTACCGAAGGGATAAGCGTCAACCGAAAAAATAAAGATGAAATATTTATCCCTTTTGAAAAATCGCCAAAGATTATAATCACAACAAACTACGTTTTAAGCGGTTCCGGTTCGTCACACGATAGACGACGACACGAAATCGAATTGTATCAATATTTCAACCAATATCGAACGCCGTTGGATGAATTCGGAAAGTTACTTTTTGATGAATGGGACGCAACAGAATGGAACAACTTCGACGCGTATATGATCGGTTGTTGCCGTATGTTTTTAAAATTCGGACTTATCAGACCTGAAACGATTAACGCGAATATCAAACGATTTATTCAATCCACATCTAAGGAGTTTTACGATTTTATTATGGATGAATCATTGCCGATTAACTGCAAGGTTTATACGTCCGAAATCGTGGACGAATTCAAACGCGAGTTTTCGGATTATGCAAAACTTTCCAATCAAAAGTTTATCGTGTGGGTTAAAAACTGGTGTGATTATAAAGGATTTGAATACGAGGCAATTAAACATCCTAAAAGAGGGTTTAAAATAATAAATAACCAAGAAGAAGCAACAGACGATTTACCGTTTTAAGATATGAGCAAAGAAATAATTATTACAGGAATGAAAATCGAAAAGAATCGATTAATCATAACCGAAGTAAAACAAGTCGATTCGAACGGAATGCCAACGCGAAAAGTTAATTTAAACGAACATTTCGCCGTTGCATTAAAAGCGTCAATAATTCAATTGGATTTAGAACACTTAAAAGAAGATTATTAATGTTCGAACTAAGACCAATACAAAAAAAGAAATCGACGCAACTTGCCGAGGTTGTTAAAAAGAATCGAATCGGTATTTTAGCGGGGCAAGTAAGATCTGGAAAAACATTAACCGTTCTTGCAACCGCCGAAAAGCTGAATAAAAAACACGTTCTTTTTGTTACCAAAAAAAAGGCGATTAGTTCGATTCAATCTGATTACGAACTCGGACAATTCGATTATAAATTAACACTTATAAATTATGAGTCGGTACACAAAGCCGAAACAAAAGGCGTTGATTTGGTAGTTTGTGACGAATCTCATTCGCTCGGCGCATTCCCGAAACCATCGAAACGAGCCAAAGCAATAAAAGATATTGTTTTCCCGAAACGAATTGATTTGATCCTTGCAAGTGGTACATTACACCCGGAGTCGTTAAGTCAAATATTCCATCAACTTTTTGTTTCGTTTTTTACACCGTTTGAGGAACCAACTTTTTATCGTTGGGCGAATACTTACGTTAATAAATACACGATGAAGTTGAACGGTTTCGATGCGACCAGGTACGACCGAACATTTAAAGAACTAATCGAACAAAAAATAAATCCGCTTAAAATCACAATGACACAATCCGAAGCGGGTTTCAGGTCAAAAGTAACGGAGCATTTCGAAACGGTTGAATTGAATCCGAAAACGTATCAGATCATCGAGCGATTAAAACGCGACTTGGTTGTTGAGGGTAAAGAGGAAGTAATTTTGGCGGACACATCGATTAAATTACAACAGAAATTGCACCAACTTTATTCGGGAACTTGCGTTTTAGAGTCGGGCGAACGAATTGTTTTGGACCGATCAAAAGCTGAATTTATTTTCAACAAATGGAAAGGTCAAAAAATTGCAATCTTTTATAAGTTCGTTGCCGAACTGGACGCCATAAAATCGATTTACGGCGAATCGATTACAACCGACTTGGACGAATTCAATTCCACCAGTAAAAGTTACACGGGGCAAATCGTATCGTCGCGCGAGGGCGTAAACCTTTCGAAAGCTGACGTTTTGGTCTTTTACAATATTGATTTTAGCGCGCTTAGTTACTTTCAAGCTAAGGACCGATTAACAATCAAGGAACGAACCGAAAACAATTGTTATTGGATCTTTTCGAAAGGTGGTATTGAATCCGCTATTTATAAGGCCGTGTCGAAGAAAAAAGACTTCACGAATCGAGTTTTTAAATCTTTTTTAAAATAATTTACTGAATATTTTTGTTCACTAGATTAATTTAGCTTATCTTTGATTTATCAATAACAAAAACACAACGAAA